GTAGGTTCTTGCCTAACATTTTCTACAAAGACTGCAACCCCATTGGTTGTTGACGCTTTGGACAACGTAAAAGCTACTGTACTTCCATCACCACTAAACAAGTCTTTAGTGACTGAAGCAAAATTGCTTGTCGGTTCGTTACCTACATAAGGCATATTATGTTATCTCCATATAACTCATAGTTACTGAAACTTTATCAGCTACAGAACAATCAACAGAAATTCTGTCATCAGCATTTAGAACAATTTTATTGCCCTGCATAACCTCAACTGTTGAACCTACAGGGATTGGAACATCTTTTATAAGATGTGCTGTAGTATTTTGTGTTGAACCTGATTGATTTGTTACACTTACCAACTTAACAGAAGCTGTTACTTGAGAAGTATGAACATTTGCGAGTGTTAATCCAAGAACCACAGAGGTAGTGCTATCTGGACAATCATATATCTCCTCAAAAGTTCCTGCTGATGCAGGTGCAACATCTCTTGTTGTTACTTTAAAATTATTTGCCATTTTACCTTTCCTATTTTATCTAATTATACACTCACTAGCCGAGTGCGATTGCCATTGCTACACTATCATCTAAAGCTGTGGCAGTTGTAGCAACTGTACCTGCTGTACTTGGTAGTGTCAATGTAATATCTGAAGTAGATGAAGGACCTATAAGTGTAACCTTATTTGTACCATTATCACTATCTTCATAAAATTCTATATATCCTGCTGAAGTAGAACCGTTCTTTACGGATATACCTGCATTAGCGATTGGTGTAGCTGTGAGTGTTGCAACTCCTGTTACACCTAATGTACCACTTATATCTGCATCACCATTAACATCAAACAATGTACTTGCATTGACTTGTGTAGTAGCTGCAGTAATATCGAGTGTAGTACCTGCATTAATTTCTAAATGTCCATCAGATGATGCAATAATATTTTCACCACCTGCGGCATCATTAAAGGATAATTTACTGTCTCCTGCTAATACTAACTCATCAGCAGATTCATCCCATAACATATATTGACCTGATGTTGCTCCAAAGAACTTAACATCGTGTCCTGTATCGTCAACTCCTACAGTAAGAGTACCAACCATTGTTGAGTTACCAGTAACATCAAAACTACCTGTAACATCTAATTGGTCAGCAGACTCATCCCACTCCATGTATTTTCCAGAAGTAGCACCAAAGAATTTTACGTCATGTCCTGTGTCATCAACACCGACTGTTAATGTACCTCTTTGAACTACACCATCGGCTGATGTATCCCATAACCAATATCTACTTGCAGTGTCACCAAAGAATTTAACATCGTAACCTGTGTCATCTACCCCTACATTTACTACACCATCAATATCTAAAGAAGATGCAATAAGTTCAGCAACCTTTAAGTCTTCATAACTAGAACCTAGTTTCAGTTCAAATTTAGGACCACTAGTATTATATGAGAAAGTTGCATCATCGCCAGAACCACCTTCAAGAGTAATACCTGCTCCGTTGATTACAGCAGAGGTACTGTTGCCACTATCTAGAACAATGTTGTGGTCATTTAAATTTACAGTTGTTGAGTTTACAGTAGTTGTTGTTCCACTAACTGTTAAGTCACCTGTAACTGTAAGGTTATCGTTAACTGTTGTTTCAGATGTAGTATGTCCAATAGATATTGGAACACCTGATGTTGATGTTCCGATTGTTATTCCATTAGATGTGTTAGTATTGTCTATAGCTAATGTTGAAGTAGCATTAAAATCAATAGCTGTACCATCTACAGTAAGTGTGCCATCTATGTCTGTATTATCTAGGTTAGCTGTACCGTCTACATCTATGTCACCTGTAACCGATAGGTTATCGGCTATTGTTGTTTCAGATGTTGTATGTCCTATTGTTACAGCTATACCACTTGTTTCAGTAGCAATTTTTAAAGCACCAGTAGAATTAGTTATATATGAATTAGAACCATCGTGATATAAAGTAAAGTCTTGACTATCGCCAATCTTAATTGGTGTAGAATCTGTTAAAAGTAAAGAATCTGCCGATTCATCCCACAGTAAATATGAACCTGCTGTAGCACCAAATAACTTAACATCAACCCCTGTATCATCGACACCAAAAGTAGTTGCTCCATCTATCTGAACTGCACCGTCTATATCAACTGCATCTAAATTAGTTGTTCCGTCAATGTCTGCATCACCAGATACATCTAAAGAAGCTGCATCAACTTCACCTGCAACAGTTAAAACACCACTTGTTAATGTTAATAAATCAGTATCACTTGTATGACCTATTGTTGTACCATCAATGTTAATGTTATCTATTACGGCTTGTGTTATTGCACTGTTTGTACCGAGAGTTGCACCGTCAACACTACCACCATTTATATCGGCTGTATCTGCTACAAGAGCATCTGTTGTTACTGTACCATCAAAGTACGCATCTTTAAATTCATACGAACCTGAACCTAAATCTATATCATTATCTGTAGTAGGTAGTATTGAACCATTGTTAAATGTAACTTGAGTTTCACCACCTGTAGTAATTGTAATAACATCTGAACCACTAAATGTAATACTTGTATTTGTATCACCATCTCCTGTGATACTGTCTAACTGTATATCACCTGCATTAGTAAAGTTTGAATCACTTAAATCAAAAGTACCTGTTACATCAAGATTGCCACCGATAGATACATTTCCTGTTGTAGTAACAGTATCTATGTAAGCATTCTTAAAGTACAGAGAAGAAGTACCCAAGTCTACATCACTGTCAGTAACTGGAGCAACAACTCCATCTGCCATAGTAATCTGTGCAGTACCCCCTGCTGTAAACGCTAATGTATCTGCAGCACTAAAGTATAGACCTGCATTTGTATCGCCTGTGTTTGTAAGTGAGGGAGCAGAAGCTGAACCATCAGGTAATGATAAGACACCACCAAATGTTGTAGCCCCTGAAATATCTACAGCTGCATTAATATCAACTGTTGTTGTAGCAATCTGTACTTCTGTACCTGCTACAATATCTAACTGCCCATTAGCAGAAGCGTATATGTATTCGCCACCTTCATCGTAGAAGTATAGTTTTTCTGTACTATTAATAAGGACATCATCAGAGAACTTAAAGTAGTCCTCATCTTCCATCCACGTAAGTACACCATCGTTAGTTTCACCATCAAATGTTACAGTTATATCTGTACCTGAAGTAGCATCACCTATTGTGAGTGAAGTTCCGAGCAATTTAGTAATAGGACCACCTTCATTAGCAGTACCATCGTGGGTATGTCCACTACTTGCTTGAAAGGCTGCTAATAATTGGTCAAATTCATCATTACTATGTGCCGCTGTGATTACGTCACCGTCAGTAAAAGATGACTGTCTTGTATACGTTGCTCCCATTTACCTTCTTGCTCCTAACTGATATTCTAATTGAAATCCTTTTAATGAATAAGGTGCTGTTGTTGCATTATCATTTACCCTTAACGCTACAGCAAACCCTGAACCTTCAACTGCTTGTCTTAATAATGGTTGTGATGCTCCACCATATGTAGGTGTTCCATACTCTGATGTACCATATATAGCGACAACATCTTCTGAATCTAGTGCGTATGCTGCAGGTCTTGATGAATCTTTATCTTCATAATCATATCTTATAAACATATCAGCGTTAATTGCTGATTCAGGTTTATAGTTTACGATAACCCTCTGCATATGCTTTCTAATTCCGGGGTCACCAAATGTTAAATCTGGACTTCTATATCTTCCTGATACTTTCGTACCACTAAAATCATTACCTTTTTCTTGTCGGTAAATATACCCATCATACCCACCATGTAAAACTAGCACATCTCCTGCTTCTACAAAGGTATCAGATGATGATGGTTTAATTCCTTTTAATTCTGCAAACTCAAAATTCTGACCTTTCATTACACAGATAACACCTTTTGTATTATCCTCGCCTGTTCCATCTTTAGCAAAGAATATTCTATACTGTGTTTTATCAGGTATAACAACCGATTCAAATAAAGACGAATCAACTAGGTTGTCATCAAATATAGATTGTATATTTGCACTGATTGTTCCAAGTTCAACGTCACCAATTCTAGCTGTACCTGCTACAGTTCTTAATCCGTCAGGTCCTAGAAAGATTAAGTCACCTGCAAATTCTTGGATTGTAGCACCATTAATACATCCAATATTTCTAGTAACAGGAGTTATTGCAAAATCACTTAATGTACTTCCTGACAATTTAAAAATTCTATTTTCGCAGAAGATAAATAAATCACCACGGAAAGCCTTTAGTCCTACAATAGTATCATCAACTTTAATACTACCTGCACCACTACCACCACTAAATGCATCTTCATCAAAAGGCTGACTAAATACTAGTGTCTGTGGAGTACTTGACATTCCTGCATAGAACATGTGGCTCTTGAATGCAGTTATATATTTAGCACCTTCTACGGATGATTCAGTAACATCTGTAGCTGTAAAAGATGTATTAAAAACTGTTGGGTCATTAGTACCATCCGTTACAATTATCTTTTCATTACCATCAAAGTTAAAGCGTTCAAAAGCGTACTTACTAGCACTAGTTCTTCCTGTATCTCTAACTGTCCAACTCTCTGATACTGCATCATCTACTGCGTGTGCTGCAGCTGTTGTGCTTGAAGTTGCTCTTGTTACACCTGTAAATGTTGTACTTGTTTTACCTGTGTAAGTAAATATTTCTGAATTAATTTGTATTGTACCACTTGAACTAAAACCTGTAGTGCTATCTACTGTAATTGTTCCTGAACCTGTCATCCCTGTCGCTGCAGTTATTTTAGTTGCTAACTCCGTAGATGCTGAAGTCCAAATCTTTTCACCTCTAGCAGCCACTATATTGTTATTAAAAAAGGCTGTCATTAAAACCTTTTCTGAATTACTAGATGTATAAGGTACTATATGATTTACGTGTTTTCTAAAACCATTTATTCTTCTATAACCACCCTCAATATCAGGTTCAAAATTTAATAACTCTAATGCCTGTCCGGGTTGCATTATAAAAGTTGAACGACTTTTAACTAATCCACCCTCACAAACAAAGGCTGAAGGTGTTACTTGGGATTCATCAGCCATTTTAGAAAGCTCTAGATGTTGTTGTTATAATATTTCCATTTACTCTAGGTATATAAGTTGATCTTAAATACTCAAATCTATTAACTAGTAGAGTCTGCATATTTTTTATACCTTGCTCAAATCTCTGCATATTTAATTGATACTGTTGTG